ATGTTATTATCGTAGTTTTGGTCATCTTCTACATTATAGCTATTGTTATAATTTTTATAACTTCCGCTTTTTTTAGCTAGCTCGCCAATATCCTCATTTGTTATAGAAGGAAATTGTTTCTTTAACTCGTTTATTTTTATTCTTTTTACTTCGCCAAAATAGTAGCAGTCTGAAAAATAAGGATCTTCTGTATAAGACCAAATTAAATTTGCAGGATCTACATAATCTAATTTTATTCCATCTGTATTATTAAAAGAATGTTTTGCAGCACCAATTCCTAAAACAGCAATGTCATAATCAACTCTAGGCTTTATATTATTTTCATACTTATTTTGATTAAAAATATTTGTTATAGCCTGCTCTTGAGCAATTTCTATACCTTGTTTATAATTTAGTTGCATGAACAAATCTAGCTCTTCTGAAGATCCTGGCAAAGATTCTTTGTCAATATTTCTTACGTTTGCTCCTAACTCTTTTTGTATTAAATCTAACATAGAGTTGGTGTTCATGTCTCTCTGTATGCCTTCTACGTATTTTGTTCTTTTATTTGTAGATATAGGGTCTTCACCTATAGCGCGAACATTATATAGTCTATCTTGCATACCGTTTACTACTATATCAACAAATTTTGGTATAATAGGGACGGGCTTCCAATCCAAATTTAAATATGACAAATCGCCATTAATAGCAAATTCATCTTTGTATTTTCTAATTGATTGTTCGCCTCTAGCGTATAATCTTAGCCGATGAAAATCATCCTGCAAGTCATAATACCTGCCTTTGCTGCCATTTCCTCTATTAAACCATTCTTGCTCTATAGCCGTGGCAACAGCTGTACCGTACTCTATACTTTTTTTCTCAGAGTCAGAAACAGCTTGACTTGGGAATTGAGAATACTTATTTTTTATTTTTGCCATATTTATTTAATTAGCGTACTTCTATCGCCTTCATTCTTATATCTAGAGAATGAAAAATTAAGCTTTTTTGTTGTTCTTTCTTGTCGTGGTCTATATAAATGTTTTCTGCATGCCATCACAGCAAGTCCACTACTGATTGAAGCGTCATAGGCTGTTCGTTTAGATATATCAAACTTTGCCCAATCTTCTAGTGTGCGCTGAAAATACATATTACCATAGCCATTTTCAAATTTACCTATATTTTCTTCTATATATGATTCTATTGCGGCAGCATGTGCTTGCCTTATATCCTCAGAGGTATTTGGTATGCCTCCTAATTCTATTTCCGTTTTTGATAATGCGCCCCGTAGTTTATCGGGGCGGTTCATTGAAAAGCCCCTGTAACCTCTTCGCTTTAAATGATATAACAATCTAGGTTTATTATTTTCAGCTAGTATTGGTAAACCATAAAAAACTATAGCCATAAGTACATCTTCAAAAAATATTTCAGCAGTTTGTGGTCTAGCAACATATTCTAAAAAAAATTGACTAGATGGAAAATCTGGATTTATTGAAAAGGTTGTTAAACCGTGCAGTGCACCATTAGATCCCCCGCCTCCAACTGTTCCTGATATATCATAAGAGTCACAACCAAAAGCGCCGAAGCCATCATTACCTGGATACTTAATGCCATTTTTTTCAATAACATTATTTCTTAATTCAATTTTAGGCAACCAGCTTACTTTAAACCTACCGTTTTTATTAGGTGTCCATATTACTTCAGTATCTTTAATACCATTTTTCCAAGAAAATGACCCTTGAGCAATGTATCCTTTCATAGTCATCTCTTCATTATGGTCTATTTGCTCATAAATTTTAGTTAAATTAAACAAAGAATTTAAAGTTTCATCTCTAAAAGCATGTTTTTCAGATCTTGGAAATTGTCTGTAATATTCATTTAATGCATCAGCATCGCTTTTGAGTCCTTCAACTTCGTTTTCCCAATGTTTAATAACTCCTGTAGTGATGATGCTTCCTTCAATTCCTTTAACCGGATCTTGTGGGGTATCGAATACAGGGTATCCATACATATCAATAAATCCTTCGTAACCCCATTCCATAGGTATGAACAAAGAATATAGTCCACTTGTAGTCTGGCCATTTTTATTTCTTTCTCTAACGTCTGAGTCATAATATAATTTTTTAAAATTATCGCCTCCTTTGTCTAAAGAGTTAGACGTTGAACCCATCATACATTTACCAACAACTCTAGCACCTAACCTCAAACAAGTTTTAGTTACTCGCCAGTTGTTTAATATATTGTCAGGTCTTTCCCATTTACCTGATTCATCGTGTACTAATAGTATTAACTTTTCGCCATCATAACTATTATCACCTGTATTTTTCCAATCAATAGTTGTATCAAGACCTTGTCCTAAAAGATCGTCCTCAGACTCTTTAAAAGAATTTCTTGTTAATCTTCTTGACGGAACCTTGTAGGATAACTCGGTCTTCGGCCTTTCCATTCCGTCTTGTATCGGTTTGAAAAAGAACGGATAGTTGGTTGATATTGGTACGACTTTATCGGTGAACATTTTTTTAGCGTCAGCACCGGTCTTGGATAATATGCCAAACCTCGAGTCTCTCGACGTTGTAGCCATGTTAACAGTTTCTGATGATGCCATGAAGCTAAACCCAGACCGTCTATTTTTGAGGTAGCACATACCATAACATCTGTAATCGGCTTTGCACGCCTCCCAAAAATAATAAAAGATCCTGTTAGCATGTCTGAACTCCGGAGCCCCCACGTCAATCTTTGTCCAGTTGAGATACATATAGTGCGATCCTGTAATGTAACAGGGCTCACCGTTGCACATGAACCAGTAGCCATCATTACGCCTATTAAATTCAGTATCAATATAATTATAATACTGTTCTTTAGTTTGTTCGGGATGATGCTTAAACTCATGTACTGTTTTAATTTTGTTTAATGATTCAGGTCTATTCCTTCTAGTAAATATTTGATTTTCTTTTTTTAAATGATCACCATCTATTTTATCAGGAGTTTTAGGTATTGCTATCTTAAGACCTTGAATTTCATATATCTCACCTATTGTACCGTCTTTACTAATTATAACACAATCTAAATCAGCGTTATAACCATACTCGTATTTTTTATACTTGTTGTTTCTTTTTGTTTCTTTAGTATCTATGTGGTCTATAATTATGTTATAGAGAGATTGCTTATACATTATTTTATTCTATCTTCTACGCCTAAAAATTTTATAGACTCTTTGTTTTGCTTTTTGTTTTCTGAAAGCTCTTCTATCTTTTCTATTATTTTAAATGAATCTTCTATTGCAACCCATTTTGCTTGTGCCGCTATTTTTGCTTTTTCAGGCTCTAATTCAACTAAATTTATTTTTTGTCTAATAACTTTATCAAGCTCAAGCAAAGCTACCTCAGCAGCCTCAATTACTTTTTTGTGCCGACTCATACTTAATTGTAATTTGATTTGATAATACTCTATATAATTTTTCGTCGTCTATATTAAACTCATATTCTGAATCAGGCGAAAAGCCCACCACATCACCTACGGACAATCCTAACGACTCTAAATACTCGTTGCTATACACAAGCTCACCTAATAATTTTTGCTCTCTTAAAACGCTCCATTTTAAATCTTCCTTAATAGGCTTTACAAAGCAATATTCATCTAAACATTTCCATTTGCCATTTCTTTTGTAAGCATATATTTGATCTGGTGCAACCATGTAATCATTTTCTTGTATACGACTAGATGAATCTTTTTCTTTACCTCGTATATCAATCCATCTTCTAAAAACATTGTGATGCAGTATTACACTATCACCTGGCTTAATAGGAGTTTTAATTATTGCAGGAATTGCTTTTACAACGCCTATACGATTAGTATACATATAATCTCTTTCAGAAATTTCCGTATTAAGTATTAATTCTTTACCTTCTATATCTTTAGAGTTATTATATCTTTTATTTGATTTAATAATAAAATTAAAAACTGACCGCATTAATAGTCTAAATTAAATTCAACTGATACTGCCATGTTTTTATTAAAATGTTTCCAAGGCAATATTTCGTCATTTTTCTTTATGTATATATTATATGTGCCATCTTCTTCTAGTATGTCAGAAATGGTGTGGCCGCCATAAACTTCTTGACCTACCGAATAATGCATTGCTTCATTCTTATAGTCTTGGCCAATTGATATTTTTCTAATTAATTTCATTTTAGTATGTCCATATTGTTGTATTGGGTGCACTTGGATATCCAATGCCTAAATGCATAAACCCTTTTTTTCTGCTAATACCTATTCTAGTAAAGCCAACTTCAATTGCAGCTTTAACTAATTTAAAAGTTTTTTCACCACCTACACTTTCAATATCTACAGCTGCACCATATGCGTGCTCGCCTGGTTGTTTTTTTGCAGCTTCTATAGGATGCTCTGGGCTTCTATAGTCAGATGTAATCTTTATAGGATAGCCATATACTTCTCGCAAGCTGTCTAGCATTGAAAGAAGTTTTTCATCCATCATTTCAAAGTTATTAAATTCAGATTCTTCAAAGTATTTCATTTTTTAAGCTTTTGATATATATTTATACTCGTATATCCTATAGTTAATAATAATACTATAGTTTGTAAAACAGGATTGATACCTTCAACCATTGGCGAACTTGCTATTAACGCTGTTATATTTATGCCGTATATTTTTAAATCTGTCATTTATGTTTATTATTTCCAAATACTTTTTCTACACCGCGCGAACCAAAATAGCCGCCAATTACGATAGTTAAAAGACCTGTAATACTATCTAGTGGGTAACCCATATACCACCCAACTACATAGCTAATTGTTAAAAATACTAAAACTAATGGTCGTACATTAGAAGCAAGCCAGCTTCCGGATCTTGCATCCGCTACCCAACGCTTCGTTGTACCATCAATTTCAGCTCTTTCTAAATCTAATTTTTTAAGTGCAATAGCTTTATCTTCATCACTCATATCTGAGCCACCAATAATAGCTTGTATCACTGATCCAACCGGGGTGTCACCTGCAATAGCGCCGACTACATTTGGTATCTTATTTAATAAGAACTTACCAACCCCGGTATCTTTAAACTTTTTTTTACTCATATTTAATTTTATTTAAATGCCATATATAAATATGTATTTCCTGAAGCATTAACATTTCCACTAGTTGTAGCATTCCAAGAAAATCCATTATTTTGGAATGTAATTACTCTATCTGAAGGATTTGACTCAGCGCTGGAATCATTTGCAAATAATACATTATTATTTGAATCGCCGCCTCTTCTAGAATCTAAAATATTCCAGTACCCTGATCCAGTGTTTTTAACTATAACCCACGAAGGCTTAAATCCTGTAGGTACAGTATTTGTAGATCCTCCACTGTATGTTCCTATAGAGCTATATCCTGCTACAGAATGCCAACAATATACAATATAAGTACGGCCGCTAGTATTAGCATCGCCATAAGTATTATTAAGAGTTATATTTGTTCCGTCTATTGAGAATCCACCAGTACCTCCTGCGCCGTCATTATTAAGATACAAATATTTATTAGAAACAACGTTTGTTATACTTGTAATCCAATTACCTGTAGTTGATATGCATTTAAAAATTGCAATCTCAGGAGCTGAAGAAAGCCCATGACCCACGGTAGAACCGCTTGTGCCGGTACTTGTATATTTTACAATACTAAATCCAGCATCTTGATTAGCACTAACTTGGCTTGTTATGGTCCCATCTGTATTAGAAACTGCATCGCCGCCGCCTTTCCAATTCCAACCTACATAATCATAGGCATTTTTGTTAACCCAAGTTCCAGTGCCATCACTACCGTTTTTAGTAAACCATCCGTTAGCTTCAAAAGAATTAATATACCCATAAATATTACTCCAATTATTGCTACCGCCATTTTCCGGTTCGGTTCTATTAGAAAATATAGTATTAGCTCCCGGACCCCTAACAGTATCTTGTAAATTCGGGTAGTAACCGTCGTTCCTTGTTTTAGTCCAAATTAATCCGCCGTTTGTTTCTAAATCTATACCTAAATTTGAAATATATCGATTATCTGAGCCATCTCCTTTCCATAATATAGTCTTAAAGTTAGATGTATCTGCTTCAGGTTTTTCGTTGTAAAGCTCTTTTATTTGCTCGAGAGTTCTAGCAGATGTAAAAGTTCTCATTTGGTCTAGGTAACCGTTCATATTATATAAAGTTCCATTTATATATCCGCGACCTATTCTAGCATTTGATTGAGCGTAAGAGCTCATTGAGCCACTTGAATTATTAATGCTAACAGATTGTTGTACAGAATTTAAATATACTGTAGGATCAGAAGACGGAGAGTTAAGCGTAATTACCCAATGAGACCAATTTCCGTTATCCGCAACATAACTTGTTTGAGTATATCTATATGCACTAGTTGAATTTCTAAGATAAAGCTGTATTTTATGAGTGTTGTCATTATTATAATATATTCTACA